GTGTGGCCCAAATAATCTGGCCACCAACCCGCATCCGTCCGTAAACCTGCGCAAGGGCCGCGCCCTCACTGGCACCGGTCAACCGGAACCGGTCAACGCGCCCTGTCTCCACGGCTTCACTGCCTGCCCCCAGCAGCCTCTGGTCGATCATTCGGCCAATCGTCGCACCTGCCGCACGGCCAATCGTGGCCATTGAGAGCCCCAGAACAGTGCCTCCGATAGAGCCGCCAAGTGCCATGCCGGCCGCTGAAAGAACAAGAGTTGCCATGAGTTTACTTCCTTATCGAAAAACGAATTTTGCGACGATGCGCTTACGCCACGGCTCTGAAAGCGGGCTCTCGACAACACCGTGGCCTGTGTAGGCATGGATAAATGTGGGCTCGGGCCCAAAGTGCGCGACAATGCCCAAATGCTTGGCAACCGCACCGCGCCTCATACGAAACAAAATGACGTCACCGGCACATAGCTCGCCTCTTGTGACGGGCTGTAAATGGCGGTGGGCTGCGGCCCATAACACCTCTTGACCCTGCGGCTCCGACCAGTCGGCGGTATAGCGCGGGATCGCTTCTGGCTCTGATCCGTGCAAGGCGCGCCAGATACCGCGCACCAGCCCCAGACAATCCGTGCCGGCGCCGCATTTCGAGGCCTGATGCACATAGGGCGTGCCCAGCCATGTGCGGGCAATTTCGACAACTTGTGCCCCACTCATCGGGTCAGGCTTCCGCCGGTATCATCATCATCGGACCGCGGCACGCTCATCAACCAATCGTCCCCGGGAATGTCCGGAAATCCTTGAAAATTCAACATATTGTCAAATTTCTCGCGACAGGTTTGCGCCCGTTTGTCACATCCCGCAATAATGCGCACAGTATCTCCAACCCTGACCGCCACAGGGATCGGCTGCCACAACGTCAAAACGCGGCTGGTGCCATCCATCTCATCGCGCTTGATCACCGCTTGCAGCCCTTCCGCGGCTCCCGACCTGAAGCTGATAAACCCACCCTCGAACCAACGATCCGTATATCCCGCTGCCAGCGTCATCGTCAAAACCTTACCCTCGTCAACTGCGACCAGCGTGGCATCGGCACGAAAAGCCACATCCGAGACATCGACCTTGCAGCCATCATCACCCAACACTGCACTACATGTTTTCAAATATGCGCGAGCCTGCGGTTGATTAAGCATTTCCGTCAACCCGCGCAGCTCGGTGCGATAAACGCCCTGTTCGCGGGTAATTTCGCCAATCGTGCCAATAAACCGGATTTCACGCTGCGCGACGTTATCCCAGCGCACCAACCATGTGGTGACTTCGGCATCATCATACCGACCAGCCTCGATATCCAGATCTGTGATCGCAGAAGCACTTAAAACCCCCAATGCTTCGGTATTATTCACCGAAAGCCCCGTCGTGCTTGCCAGCGCCTTGGCGGACAATCCGCTGTCGGGACGGAATGTGATATCATCAAAAACCAGTGGACGGTCATGATCGGTAAACCCGAACGTCACGCCATCCTTGCGCACAATCGACCAACATTGGCATACATGGGTCGTGCCAATCGCCAAATGCGCGTTAAGCTGTGCAACAGTCATAGGCGCACCTCGACAATCGGCACATTGGGTGCATCGCCAGCGCGAAAGCTGGACACAGAGGTCTGGATCGTATCGGTATCAAATCGCACCGGCACATCAAATTCATAACCGGCCCGGACTTCTGCTCCCAAATCTGGTGGATGCGCAAAGATGACTTCTCCGGTCGTGACATCAACGTCGTAATCAATCGTTTCCTGTAACTCGTCACCCCCAATCGCCACACGCACAGTGCCCGCGATCGGTTTGGCAATCGGGCGCACATAAGAATAGCCACCCGAGGTATAAGTCTTGGTCAGCGGGATCACTTTGGTGACCTCGTCGCCAATCGCAATCAGTTGATCCAGCGACGTCGGCACTGACAAGGGCGCGCATGATTTATAGTCGCCCCAATCCTTCCAGCGAAAGCTGTGCAACTGGCCCTCGCGCGCCTCAAAGAACGCAACGATCGCAGCAACATCGTTAAGCGAACGCAAACCAATGCCCGCGTCATAGCGCCTGCGCGAATGCGCCCATGGGGTGTTGCGTTCTTCAAAACCATTCGACAGCGTCACAATTTCGGTGCGCCGCTCTGGCCCACCCACCGAGCCAAAGCTCAGGTTTGCGGGGAACTGGATTTCATGAAATGCCATTTGCGACCTCCGATCAGCGATTACGTTGGCCACGGCCCATGGCACGCGCCATTTGGGTGGCAATTTGACCCTGACTGCGCTGGAAACCCTGCACATCGGGGGTCGAGATATTCATTGTGACATTGACCGTGCCGCCACCCTGGGCGCGCACCCCCAAGGTGCCATCGGCCCCGCGTGACAAAGGCATAATCGCCTCAGGTCCGGCCTCCCCCATCAAGCCCGTACCACCGCGCATCGGAAACGTCGTAGGACCACTCACAACCCCGCCCTTCGCAAAAGGCGTCACCCGGCCTTGGGAAAACGAGGCGCCATTCTCGAACGGCATCATGCCCGACACCGCCGCATTCACGCCATTCGCCAAAAGCCCGCCAAACTGCTGCATCACCGGATTGATTGCCGCAGAATACGCCGTATCGACCATTGCTTTTGCAACAACCCCCAGGGCATCCGTCAACTTCAACCCGTCAAAGACCAAGCCATCAAATGCGCGGCGCAATCCACCGGAAAAACCGCGCTCCAAGTTACCCAAATCACGGGTTGTCTCTCCCAACGTGCCTTGAATATCGCGCAACTGGCTATCAAATGCCGCCGTCATCGTGGTCGCATCACCCAGCGTGCGCTCGAGCGCATTCACCTCGCTGTCCAATGCATCAATTTGGTCTAATCCACTCATTTCAATCTCCAATGGTATCGGGATAAGCGCGCTCCAACTCGGCAAGCCGGTCGCGGGCCATCGGCATCAACTTTTCATCCAGGCCCAGCATCACCTGCAACTCCGCAGGGGTCAGCGCCCAAAATTCGATCGGGCGCAAACCAAGCCCATGCAGACCCGCGCGCATCAAACTCGGCCAATCCATCGCTAGTTCGGCGGCGAGAACGCGCGGACCAGCAAAGTTGCCGCAGCCTGCGCCGCACCCACGGCCCCACCTTCAATATCGGCGCGCAACAAGTCCGCCGCAGACCCTTCCCAGCCGCCACCGCGCAGGCCTGCGACGACCAACGCCATCACGTCGCGACTGGAAAATTTTCCGGTCTCGAACCGCGCAACAAGATCGACCAGACTTTCAGCACCCATGGTGGCCTCCATCTCGGCCAGCGCACCCAGCGTCAACTTGCAACAATGCGGCACGCCGTCCACGGTCACCGTGACCTCTCCTGCCAGCGGGTTCACCATTACAGGGCCGCCGTGAACACAAGCTCGCCCGCAGAGGCAAGCGACAACTCATAGGTCGCCTCACCATTATGCGATCCGGCATATTCGATCGACGTGATCTGGAACGGACCCTCCATCGTGCCAAAATCAGGCACAATCACTTGGAAATCAGGCGTTTCCCCGTCAAAAAACAACTGGCGCGCGCGCTCGTCGGTATTTGCATCCTTGAACACCCCTGATCCGGAAATCGCGGCGGTTTTCACACCCGCGCCCGACAACAGCTCGCGCCAACCGCCCGTGCTTTCCAGCGATGTCACATCCACCGTTTCCGCATTCAGACTGATGCGTGTCGCGCGCAAACCTGCGGCCGTTTCAAACAGGCCATCGCCCGTCATATCTATTTTGACCAAGAGGTCTTTACCGTTCTGGGCTACCATTGCCACTACTCCTTAGGGTTGGGAAAACAAAGGGTCACACGTCCGCGACGCGGACACGAAAAATCAGATTGATCTGGCGGATATCGCCTGTGCCCACGCGGGCAGCCGTTGCCTTGTAAAAGTTCAAGGACACAACTGCCCCGCGGCTTAACGCCAGGTCTGCATCAACCAAAGCATCCGACACCGCAGCCGCCGCCGTCTTGGCTTGGGAAAATCCTGCCACATCCGTGACCACGGATACCGTGATCTCATGAAGCGCACCCGCACCCGTCTTGTCGGATTGGTCTTTGACAAGCTCGGGACCCAGCGCCACATAAAGCGACGGCAATGTACCCGCAGGCAGCGCGTCATACACATTGCTCCCCACAATCACAGACAGACCCGGATCATTGTAAAGTTGTTGAAAAACAGCTTCTTGCAGCGCCGCAGATACACCATAACTCATGTGACCGTCTCCTCTTGGGCGTAGCAGGTCAGATACCTCTCGCCTGCAACCGATTGCGTGACCGCAGTGATCGCATAAACGCGACCTTGCCCGCGAAACCTCTGACCTGCTTTTGGCCTTGCATCCGACGACACAGGCGCGCCACGGACGGTGATCCGGTAGGCCACACGGCTCACAGACACCGCAGCCCCCGACGTCTCGCGCCCAGAGCCCGGTTTGATCTCGGCCCAATGCACGCCCGTCTCGACCCAGTTCTGGCTATACCCGCCAGAGCCATCAGGCGTCTG